TGAAACTATATCCGTTGGGTCAAATGATTCTTCGGATGTAACGGTTTCAAATATCTTGTAAATAGATGCAAGAGTTTTGTAGTTTGATATTGGAGATTTAATAAACTCATCCAAATTATAAGTTTCCTTAATTTCTTTAATAAGGATGTACTTTTCTTTTGTAAGTTTTTTCTCGTCAATTTTTTTACGAGCTTCTAATATAGTGTTGATAAATTGATTTGCTTTTGATTCTGAATTATATTTTTCATTTATCAAATATTGGTATAATTTTAATTCTTTAGATAATTCTTTTTTAGAATTAAAATGTTCTTTTAAAATCTTTTCTGCAATTGATTTATTAGCAGACATGATTTCAGACGTAATTTGTCTTACTAATAATTCAAATATAAATCCAGTATTTTTGAACTTCGAATGTTTTATTTTTTTCATCAATTTGTCTAATTTGTCAGATATAAATATGTTTTTATATTACTTTATTACTCTTTTGTTAAATCTTCCGTTAAAATAGTTTTTTTATTACCATCCATATCTTTAAATATTTCTTGATAATTGTTTCTTGGTTTATATTTTACCGACCCTTCTTTTGTTTTAAGTGTCTTTATACCCAATGGGTCTCTACCTTCCGGATGGTCATCTTTACCATATCTAACAGGGTCTTTTGGTCTACCTATATTACCATCTTCTTCTAATTCCGACTTTAATTTAGTTAATTCTTCTTCAATATTAGTTTGTCCTTCAGTTCCAGTTTCTTTAGCTGGGTCAACTCCTTGTGTTTCAATCGATGTCAATCTAAATGCTTGTTTAGTATCTTCTAATACTGAAAGTGTTAATTCATCTTGTTCATCTTTAGCCATTTTCATTACCGTCTCATACATCCACTCTTTAGAGAACATTTTAGTTTGTTGCATTTGTTGAATCAATGCTACTTTAGAAGTATATAATTCAACTTGTTCTTGTTCGTATATTTTTGATGGAATAGTTAATTCTAATGTAAAATTGGTCAAATTATCGTCATCAATTCCTTGTGCATATAAGTGAACGATTGCAATTTTAGTTAATTCTGAAATTAAAACTCTTTGAACTCTTTCGATTGTTTTTGCAAATCTAACATCCATTGATGCAAGAGTTGCTTTACCATTTGTTTCTTCTTCATATCCTAAGAATGCTTTTGGAATCTTTAAAGCTGACATTAACTTACCTTTTAGATAGTTAATATCATCAATCATATTATATTCCAATCCTTTTAGTGTATCGATGGATGTTCCATTATCATTACCTCTTACAGGCATATAATAATCTTCAATTAAGTTTTGAACATTATATTTTAAGTTATATTCACCAGTTCTTTCGTCAACAAATGGAACTTTTTTAGATGAGTTTATAATCTTTTGCATGTAATTATCCACTTCATTTGGTGGTATATTACCTACATCAATTTTAAATATTCTCTTTTCAGGAGCTCTCATTACTCTATGAATCAACATAGCATCTTCCATTAACATCAATTGTTTCCAAACTCGTCTTGCACCTTCTACCATTGATTTACCATATGGTAAAAAGTTTGAATCCGAATTTAAACGGAAGTGGGCCATTTCATAATTTTCAAATTCTTTTTTTGCAGTTTGGCCATATCCTCCTAATGGGTTTTGATATGGTGCGTATACAAACTTAACTCTTTGTGGGTTTTGTAAATCAAACCCTTCTACTCTACTCACTTCATAAGTAGATAGTGGCATCACATTAACGATACCAATATTTTCTGCCATTTCTAATTGTAAAAAGAAATCACCATATTTTACCAAATTTCTTGTCCATGGCCATAAGTTAAATTCAACATTAAGAATATCATAAAATAGATTTTCTAATATTTGTTTAACATTATCATCGTCGTGATGTATCTTTAATACATTTCCTTGTTCGTTTCTGGCAGTACATTCATCGGCATATACATCCAATGCTGACGATAGTATCGGGTCGGTGTCCATTGAATCGTAATCTCTAAACAAATCAATTCTAACTTGTTGATAGGCCATTGCTGATTCTACTTGCCCCGTACCATAGTTTGTTACTTTCATTTTCATAAAGCGGTCAACTAAATTTGTGGTCATATTTTGCCACTCATCTGTATCGACTACTTTTATACCATCGGAAGTTTTTCTAACTATGGTATTTGTTGAAAATAATTTTTGTAACCTACTAAATATTGATTTATCTGCCATTTTTATATAATTCTATTTTTCTAAATATACGGAAAATATTTGAGTTTACCAAATATTACCATTTCCTACAACTCCAATAGTTTGCTTTATGTCTTGGTCCTGGACTATCACAATTCATTCTTGCTCTAAAAGATTTTCTTGCTTTTGGATTTGATTTTCTGATTTTCATTCCTTTTTGTCCGAAGTTTACCTTAACAACATTGCCTGCAGGATTCTTTACATATACTTTGAATTTCTTAATATCACCTTGCATTGGTTTACCTAATTGTACTTCTCTACCTTGATACTCTGCTTCTCTTAAACATTGACAACCTTCGTTTAAGTTTGTATCATATGTTCTCATAAAAGAAATAAAATCTACCATATCTTCATCTTCTACATCATATTCTTCAGGTTCAACTAAACCATAATTTACATCATCATCACTATTAATATCTTCACTTATAGGAACACAATTTGGAACCATTTTACCATTTTTCATTTTACCACCAACTTGCTTATATCCTTCCCAACAAGCTTCATTTACTATACCTTCACCAAACATACCTACAAAATCACCTTGATATTTATTACCAGGTCTACCTGACATTGCAGTTGCAAAATCTTTTCTAACTCTTTCTTTTCCTTTAGCTATAAAATTAAAAAGGTTTTTTGCATTCAAATTAAAATCATCTATAAATTTTTGCACTATACTATCACGTGTGCCCGTTAATTTAGCAATTTCTTTTGCTTCTTTACCCACAACTTCACTTACTACATTTTCGCTACAAGTTTTCCAACCTCCACCTTTACCTTTATAATTTTTTGCAGCCCATCCATTTGCGTATGCTGATGGATATACATCAAATTTAGATTTTGCTGCTGCTTTAGATGCTGCCCATTTACCTGCATCGGTTGGACAATTTTTTTCTAAAAATAAATTTATTCTTTCTTCTATGTTCATAGTTTCATTTTTTGGTTTTGTTGAAACATATATTGGTGTTTTACCTTGTCCACTACTATTCTTGCCTCCTCTTCCTGCATCATTTTGTGCAGCTCTTTTTCTTTGAGTTGCACTTTGTTTTTCTTTTTTACTCATTCCAGCCGCTTTTGCAGCAGGAACACATTTTGCATAACCTTTCTTTTCTCCCGAAGTTCCACATGGTGGGTGTTTACCATCAACTTTTTTGCCGATGTTTACCCACTTTTCTTTAAACCATTTATCTAAATCTTCGTTCATCTATAAGAGTTTCAACATATAAATATAAAAAAATTACTTTAGTAACCAAGTTAGGTTTTCAATTTCACCTTTACCCAAATCCATTTCATATGGATTTTTTGATAAATGACCTGTTGATATAATTCCTTCGTATTTATTTATCTGTGCAGAGTTTAACATTTGTTTTGTCAAATCTATACCTTCTTGTTTCAATCGCAACGCAGTATTACGAACCCAAAGTCCAATACCCAATGCCATAATAAGGTCATCATTATATCCTTTCATTGCTTCTGCTCTACCATTCTGCCAAATGAACGTAAACATTTCATCTATCAATCTACTTGAACGAATTAGAATATCTTTTTCATTCATATATGTGTCTAATGCTGAAATAATAAGTGGACGAGTTTTACTGGTCGTTGAAAATCCTGCAACCATTTGTCTTTCGTCTCTATAATATTTGTTTGACATTTGTCTTTCGGTATCAATATATTTCAAATCATTACTCATATAGAATAGATTTTGATATCCTCTATTGATAATTTGTTGAATACATGCCCAACCTACATTTGAGTTCTCTACTACTAAAAGTGCGTTATTATATTCGGTTGCCAATGCAGTTAAGAAGTTTCCAAAATCTTTTGTGTCAATTTTACCTCTATATTCTGCAACTTGTGATGAATCTTCGATGTCTATAACTTGTGCAGTAGAATAATCAGCTCCGTCACCACGTGCAACGTCCGCACACACCATATACGCTCTATTATAATTTGGATGTTCCCATACCCAAAGATTGTTATCAAATCCTCGTTTTTGTGCAGGTTCCATTATATATGTATCTTTATACCACGTCAATAATGCCGGCTCAAATACCGTATCACCTGAACCAACGAAGTCACAATCACATTCTTGTGCTGCACCTTTAACTCCTAAGATTTTAGTTTGTTCATCTCTCCATGCCTGATTCCTTTCTGGGTGAACTGTCCAATGTAGATTGATATTATTAAATCCATTTTGGCCACTTTCGCCATCTACCCACATTTTATGAAACCAATTACCAATACCATTTGGAGTTGATAATACGATTGCAGCACCACCCGTTGATAGAGTAGATTGTGCTGATAACCAAATCTCATCAATATCTCTAATGAATGCCGCCTCATCCACAACTAATAGGGATAAGGCTTCGGAACGACCTGCGTCTGGAGAACTTGCGATTGCTTTTACTTGTGAACCATTTTTTAATTTAAGAGAAAGTTTGTTATCTTCTACCGATGAACTACCTCCATCTCTCAACCAAACAGGAAGTAAGTCGTGCATAACTCTAACCTTCTCTACCAGATTCTTCGCTACAGTCACTTTCGTTGCGATTACCAACGCATTAAAGTCTTGGTTGAATAACATCTTCCATAAAATATATCCTGCAGATAAGGTCGATAGACCCAGCTGACGAGATTTAAGAATAATGTTAAAACGATTATCTTTAAAGTCTGTTAAACAATTTTCCTGGAATGAATAAAGGTGAAAGGGTATTTTTCCTCTCACCGGAT